CTTCGCTGATCATGCAGACGTGGCTATCGACCTGCCGCCTCTGCCGGTCGGTGATGATGGGGACATCCTCTGATGCACATCATCCTCGGACCACCGGGAACTGGGAAGACCACGAAGCTCCTGACCTTAGTCGAGGAGTTCATGGATCGTGGTGTCCCTCCAGATCGGATCGGATATTTTAGTTTCACCAGACAGGCTGCGCAGGAGGCTATTAGCCGCGCGGTCAGACGCTTCCGCCTGTCGCCCAAGGACCTGCCCTACTTCAGGACCCTGCACAGTTTCGCAATGCTTCGCTGTGGCATTAACAAAAAGAATGTCATGACGTGGAAACACTACGAAGAGGCCGCTGAGTGGCTCGGTATCGGGGCTTTTCAAGAGCTCGCCCCGCCGAGCGAGGGACCGTATCAAGACTACGGCTTGGGTGATCGCTTCCTTGAGGTGATCAACATGTCGCGCATCTGCCTCCTGCCACTTCGGGAGGTCTACAACCGGTCGTCCGTGCCACTCACCACGGACTGGGCCAAGGTCGATTATGTCGATAGGGGTTTGCGGGCTTTCAAGAAAGCGAAGGACCTTTATGACTTCACCGATATGCTGGAGATGTTCCTCGAACAGCAACTCTCCCCACAGTTCGAAGTCGTATTCGTGGACGAGGTCCAAGACCTCTCCCCAATACAGTGGCGGATGGTCGAACAAATCGCACAGCGCAGCAAACAAATGATCGTGGCAGGAGACGATGATCAGGCGATCTATCGATGGGCGGGGGCGGACGTAGATTACTTCATCCGTCTCGCCGGGACTCAAGAGGTACTGGGGCAGAGTTTTAGAATACCATCCAGTCATCATGCGATCAGCCAACGTCTCATCCATCAGGTTCGTCATCGCCGGCAGAAAGAGTTTCGTCCTCGCGATGAAGAGGGGGTGGTGCAATGGCACCGTCACAGCGAGGAAGTTAACCTAGAAAACAGCGATTGGCTATTGCTCGCGCGCACCAGAAAAGGCGCGAAACAAATTGAGCAAGAGGTTAGGCAGCGCGGTCTTCTGTATTCGTTCAACCTCAGTGCTGACGTAGACAGCGGAGCGTTGTCCGCGATCCGTATGTGGGAAGCGCTGCGCAAAGGTGAACGTCTCCCGGCGGCAGACATCCGTCACGTGTATCGTCACATGCTACTTGGTGAGCAGGTGAAGCGTGGCCACAAGACGTTGCCTGGAGTTGAAGGCGATCAGGTGTTGAGCCTTGCTGATCTGACCAATGACCATGGCCTACTGACCACGGCCCCATGGGATGATGCACTCGGCGCCATCGGAGATAACGACCGTACATATTTCCGCGCATGCATTCGACGTGGCGAGAAGATGGACGAGAAGCCTCGGCTGCGAATCGCAACCATTCACACGGCAAAGGGAGCGGAAGCAACCAATGTCATGATGCTCACGGACTACCCATCAAAGGCTGTAAATTCGGTAAGAAAGGGTGTACATTCTGAGGACGATGAGGCTCGCGTGTTTTACGTTGGTCTCACTCGGGCGAAGAAAGAGCTCCATCTTATTCACCCAATGAGCGGCAAGGGTTATCCGATTCCATGAGCAAGCACCGTGAGGTTCTCGCATACTGCCTGTGCGGGAAACAAGAAGAGATTACCACGCTGCAGAGGGTCAAGAATCGCTGGCCTTCCTGTAATTGCAATCAGCCTATGAGGATTACGGCGGATGTCGTTTCAGTACGAACACGAGACAGAGTGGGTGATGCCGGACGAGTACCCGGATCTGACGGGAGCGCCGGAGATAGCAATCGACTTGGAAACCTACGACCCGCACCTGAAGACGAAGGGTAGCGGCTGGGCCACCAAGGAAGGTCACATCATCGGGGTTGCTGTCGCGATCCCCGGTAAGTCTTGGTACTTCCCGATTCGTCACGAGAATGGTGCGAACTTCGACGTGAAGGCAACCCTGCGCTGGGTCAAAGACGTGTGCTCGCAAGAGGACACGACCTATGTGTTTCACAATGCGATGTACGACGTCGGTTGGCTGCGCTGCGAAGGCATCGAAGTCAAAGGCAAGATCGTAGATACGATGATTGCCGCGCCGCTGATCGACGAGAACCGTTTCAGCTACGCGTTGAACGCACTCGGCCGCGACTATCTCAAGGAGACGAAGAGCGAGCGCACCCTGACCGAGGCCGCGAAGAGCATGGGCCTTGATCCAAAGTCGGAGATGTACAAGCTGCCGGCGCATTTCGTCGGGGCCTACGCCGAGCAGGATGCATCATTGACTCTACGTCTGTGGCACCACCTGCGGGGGATCATCCACGAAGACCAGCTAACCACGGTCTTTGACTTGGAAAGCAGCGTGTTTCCGGTGATCCTGGACATGCGGACCAAGGGTGTGCGGGTCGATCTTGAGAAGGCAGACCGGGTCAAATCCTTCCTGCAGAAGGAAGAGGATCAGATCCTGCATGCGGTGCAGAAGGTATACGGATCCGAGGTCAACATCTGGGCGGCGGCATCTGTCGCAAAGGCCTTCGATGCGGCGGGTCTTGACTATCCGCGCACGGCCCATGGCCAACCGTCCTTCACCAAGAACTTCCTCGCCAACCACCAGCATGAGCTGCCCAAGCAGATCGTCCGGGCGAGAGAGCTTAACAAAGCACGGACCACGTTCATTGATTCGATCACCCGTCATGCACACAACGGTCGGATCCACGCGGACATCCACCCGCTGCGCAGTGATGACGGCGGCACGGTGACGGGGCGGTTCAGCTATTCGAACCCCAACCTGCAGCAGCTTCCTGCGCGTGACGATTTCATCTCGCCTTTGATCCGCGGCTTGTTCCTCCCGGAAGAGGGCGAGCAGTGGGGCAGCTTCGACTATTCGTCGCAGGAGCCGCGCATCGTGGTTCACTATGCTTACCTGGTTCACAAGCATGCGCGTGAGAAGGGCGGTCGGTATGCCATGAACGGCGCTGACACATTCGTCGAGCGGTACCGGGAGGATCCACGGTCGGACTTCCACCAGCTCGCGGCCGACATCGTGGGCGTGTCGCGTAAGCAGGCGAAGACAATCAACCTCGGCCTCTTCTATGGCATGGGCGTCAACAAACTGAGCGAGCAGCTCGGTCTTGATCTGGCGTCTGGCAAGGAACTGTTCAGTCAGTATCACGACGCTGTCCCCTTCGTGCGCGAACTCAGCCACTACGTGACGGAGCGGGCGGACAAGAACGGCCACATCCGCACACTGCTCGGTCGCAAAGGACGCTTCGATAAGTGGGAGCCCAAGTCGTTCGGGGTTCACAAGGCGATGCCGTTCGAGGATGCACTGCGCGAGTACGGCCACCCACTGAAGCGGGCGTTCACCTACAAGGCGCTGAACAAACTGATCCAAGGATCGGCTGCGGACCAGACCAAGAAGGCGATGGTCGAGCTGCATGCCGCCGGCCTGACGCCAATGATCCAGATCCACGACGAGCTTGCCGTGTCCGTGAAGGATGAGGCAGAGGCCCGTCGTGTGATGGAGATCATGGAGAATTGCGTGGAGCTGGAGATCCCGTCGGTGGTCGATGCTGAGATCGGTCCGTCGTGGGGCGAGGCAAAAGCCTCGGTCGAAGAGGCGTTCAAGAAATCTTAAACATCTTCTGGTAGAATCTGCGGTGGTCGGGGAGAAGGAAATACCCCCGGCCATATGCAGAGATGATGGTGCAGTTGTCGTTGTTCAGCGCACGACGCAACCGATACACTTCCATACGCGGAAGCTGCGCGTAGTCGTTGGTGATCAACTGGTAGAGATGAGATGCCAATGTCTTGGTGATCTCTAGGTCGGTCGAAATCTCGTCGATCTTATCTTGCATGGTGGTCTCACTTTCTCCGAGACATTGTCAACGTGCGGTCGGATTGTCAATCGGATTGTGGATTATAGTAAGGACCTTTCCATCCGAGAGGATTACCACGCGGGACATCATTAGCTTTGTAGACACTCGGCTCTTCCCACGGCATCTGGTCTTTAACCCCAGCACGTTTAGCAAACGCCTCAATCCGCGCATGCTCTTTCTCCATCTCGGTCTTGACCAGCGTCATGTAGCCGAGGATATCGACCACGTTGTCCATGTACATCGGATCACCGCACAGCATGCGGGAGATCTTGGTCGCCACCAAGTCTAGCCCCTCGCGCATGTAGGGCGGCAGGAACTCCCAGTTCTGGGATCTTTGGAACGCCTCACGGATGGCCTGTGCTGTCTGCGCCTGCACTCCAAAGTCCCCGTACCTTGAACCACGGTCCTCAAGGATCTTGTCGATCTCAGACACTGGCCTTCTCCTCAATCTTCCAACGAAGGTTTTCTACTTCGTCCTCTAGCCGCTCGCAGCGGCGTTCGTAGTCCCGGATCTCCAGCTCGTACTCACGGGAGGTCATCTCAATGCTGGTCAGCACGGTGTACGCCCGGCGGATCAAGGCCTCCTCGTTGAGACGGTTCAGCTTCCGCTTGTAGATCGGCTCATAGAATTGGATCCGGTCGCGCAGGTCCTTGATGAGGTCTTCTACCTCTACGTCTGTGCGGGTCATTAGTGATCTCTCCTATCACTCGTGTCATGCGTTGCGGTCAGGTTGATGAAGGCGTCGTAGCTGATCTCGCACATGCGGAGGTACTCCTCCTTGTTGAGACCCAGCACTTCTGAGGCGAGGTTGCAGTTGGTGTAGGACAGGAACATCACGATCTGTCTGAACACGGCCGGCGTCAGGAACTCCTTCTCGCTTGCCGTCTCAAGCAGGATATCCAGCACCCCCTGAAGGGTGGACGGGATCTCCGCAATGAACTCGTCTTCCGTGTCGAAGTTGTCCGCCCAGTCACGCATGCGTTCCTTGATGTCTTCGTCGGTCATGACGGCCTCTTCTTTGGAGGTACGGGGTTGAACACCATGCGGTGGTGGTGAGCGCACCAGCTTCCTGTTCCCTTTACCGGGGCGCTGCACATCAGGGGATTCGGATCTTTCGGTATATTGGAAACGATATAGCGGCACTCGAACCGCCCTATCTTCATCATCCGCTTGGGCTTCACGTCCGGCAGCGGCGCGGCTTCTGGGATCAGGGCCTCGACCACGTCCTTCGGCAGGGTCTTCGTCGAACGGCCGGTCGGAGACAGGCCATCCTTGCGCGGCTTCTGTACCGTTTGTGGTACATGTAGCGGCTTGAGTTCAACGGGCTTAACCACGCGGTACCCTCCAAACTGTCGGTTGGAAAAGCCCAAGACGGAGTTCTTGCTGCGCTGAAGTTTCTTTGCCACCTGGGATGCGGTGGCGCCCGCGCGGACGAGCTCCATCAGGACGGCTCTTTCTTCCTCCGTCCACGGCCTACTGATCATAGTGATATTCCTATTTCTTGATTGCCTTTAGCTCTCCACGAGGGGAGCTCAGTTTAAGACCCAAGTCTGTCATGGCCTTGATCAGGACAGCGCGAGCCTCGTCGTTCCGAGATTGGTCCACGGCCCTTGAGAGATCGACAAGGGCGTCGGCGTACTGGGCTTCTTTACATTTGGTCGGCTCGTCGAGGTAGTCGAAGTCATCATCGTCGGACATGGGGGTGGGTTCCTGCTTAGTCATTGCCGCACCCATCTTGGACTGCTTCGTGCTTTACCTCAACGACTGGATAGTCGAGAGCCCGGAGCATCTTCTCCAGATCGTCCCGGACCTCGTCCATCGTCTGGCCCATGGGGCTGGCGGCATCGTCCGTCCACGCCGTGACCTCCCCGACATCGTTGTAATAGGCCTCGTGAATAGCGAAATACTCCCGGCCAAACGCGTCAATGTGTCGCATCAAGCGATAGTTCCACTTGTTCATAGGATCACGTCCTCGTTGCGTTCCTTGCGGCGGAGGCGGAACACCTCAAGCGCCGCGTTCAAGTCCATCATGGCGATCATCGCCTTGTTCGGAGTCGGTATGCCATCGTCTCCGTCATCCACGTCCGAGTAATTCTCTAGTACTTCGAGCGCATACTCGGCTGCGTCAACGAGGTGATCAATAATCGTTGCCTTTTCAGCGATCATCTTGGTCCCCTTTCTTTAGGAACATCCATGGAACTTCATGGTCAACGTACAGTTCTGAGTCGGTGATGCGTTTGTCTTTCTTCCCAGAACTTTTGAGCGATACTAATCTTGTTGTTTTGTTTTTGACGGAGCGCAGAAGGTTCTTCGTGAATCTCGTTGAGGACCACACGGAAACCTCCCTTTTGTTCATAAATCTCTGTAAAGATCTGGGCGTCCATCTCTTCCTCAAGATACATACCCCTTGCATCGATGCGACTCATCACCGTGAAAGAGTACGGTGACAGCCCCATATCTTCGATGTCTTTGAAGGGGACGTAAAGATACCCGTTGCGCCCGTCTGTGAAGAAAGAGAACAGGCGGATCGGCTTCCGCGGACTACCGTCCTCGGCCCTTGTGTTGTCGGTCGCGACCCACAAGAAAGGATTATTCCTTACCGTTTGCATAGCCGTCCTGCTCCTCTGAATACTGCTTCGCTGCATCGTTCAGGATCTTCATCAGACCAATACGGGTGAGAAGTTGAACGGCATCGTCCGTGATATCGAAGCTTGCGGTGCAGGACCCGTTCTCGTGCTCAATTAGACTGACGAGTTCGATGTGCCCAGCCATCGGACCTTCCTCCACCTCGACCCGTCTCTTGGCCTTCGGGGGAGGGGGCATGTCCAACGCTCCACGGACCATGGACAAGGCCTTCTCAAGAGGCTTGGTGTTCCGCTCCACCGTCTGCTCGTTGAGCAGGTAGGACAGGAACGGCTCGGCTGCGTACAAGGCCTCGCGCAATTTGATCGGATCTTCCGTCACGCTGCATCTCCCACTTGCTTGAGAATTTCTTCACGCTCTTCGTCCGTCAGCTTGCGGCCCGTAACAATGGCCGGCAGCGGATCGGTTTCATCGGCCGGCTTCTGCTCACGCGGATAACCGTTCTGCACTTTGACTGAGATGTCTTCGAAATAAGATGCGACCAATGCCATGAAGGCGTCGGCTTCGCGTTGTTGCTTATCGAAGAACAGGGTGCAAGCTTTCTTCACGTTGTTGATGTCTTCGAGCAGAAGATGCGAGCAGCGTTGCTGTTCGGCGGATAGCTGGTTGATGATGGCATCTAAATTACGCATGGTCTTTCTCCTTAGTTGGTGAACCAATCCAGAAACGCTTTCATCTCTGCGACGGTTGGTCCGGGTGCAAACAAGACGACGAGGAAGTGGATGAAGATGATCACGACAATCGCAAAGACGATGTCGAATGCGATCTGGATCTTATTCATGCGATCCGTACCTCCCTCGCTGTCAGCTCAAGATCTTTCGCGCGGATATCTTTCCGCAGCCTGACGATGCGATCAGAGATCACGTGATACACGTGGAACTGTGCCTCTTCGTCGAGCGCGGCCAGCTCCATTGAGAAGAACGAAATAAGGTAGCCTGATCTGTAGTCGTCTATCATCGGCCCACTGAAACCAGAGGACGCAGCTTTCTCGTCGAGGGTCTCGAAGAACTTCGTGAGCAGGGCGTCGAACGCACGTTCAGAAACACGGGAATACATGATGCGATCCTTTCTGTGATCGGTTGACGGTGGATCGTCCCACCTTCGTTGACGATTGTCAAGTCTTGCAGTACGGCTTTTGTGCGAGGGTCTTTCTGATCCCGACAGGTTCGACAGATGCGAAAGCCCCGCCCGAGTAGCGCCGGCAATCGAGCGCAAACCCTTGTGCCACAACGCTTTTATTGATCTCCATAGAATCGACATAGCATCGGCCGACGTGCCGGCCATACTTGTCGATGGATACGACGCTGCATTTCACGAACCTCCCGCGGATAATTTCTTGGAGACCGACCTTGGCCCTCGGACCATTGCGTTCGCTCAGCTCCTCGGCATCGACACCCCATAGGCGGACGTATTGATTGGGGGCGAAGCGCAACGTGTCACCGTCCACGGCCAATGGACTACCGCATATCATTCCTGCGGCTATGATTGAGAGGCAGCTCATCACTCTTTCTCCCCAAGCGCAGACTTATCAATCATTGCAAGAAGTTGGATAAAAATATCATGAAGACGATTTGCTTCCGATAGACCACCATCACTTGAATTGCGGGCGTCATATGCTTGTATCGCAGCATGTATAAGTTCCATTATCTTATATGCTTCTTCTTTAGTCATGACTTTCACCCTTATTTAGCGCCAATCTAGCGGTTGATGCTGCCGCCGGTTCATCCATATGTGGGCCAATAGGGCCTTCATGCCATGCTGCTATTTCATTAAGCGCCTCACGCAGCCGCTCTATTTCGTCGGCGGCTTCCCGCAAAAACGCGCCATTGTCGGCAGCATATTCGTAAAACACATTTGCCGGACTACGCAGCCGTTCAACAATGTCAGTCATCACTTGTCCTCCAAGATCGACAGCTTCGGCAGCGTGATCGTCTTCGGTCGTGTCTTCTGGTTGCGACCAAAGCCTCCCGACATACTCGCCAGCATGTGCCGCTTGTGTGATTCGATGTCTTTCTTACGACGCTCTTTTGATTCCTTCTCCATGCGCTGCACGGCGGTGAAGAAGGCATGCTTCTCGCGGTCCATCACTTGCTCCCGACAGTTTCAAACCAACGGATCATGAGGTCCGAATACGGAATGGATCGGACGTTGATGCGGATCAGATGCAGGATGCGATCCTTGTCCGGGCAGTCCGGCATCTTCTCGTAGCGTTTGGATAGGTGCGCGATGATTTCTTCGCGCATGGTCTTCTCGTCCGTCATTTCTTGTCTTCCTTGTACACGCGAAGCAGATCGATCTGGTGCTCAAGCTCAGTGATAGACTTCGCGAAGGTCATCTCTAAACGGACCACGCGCCACAGGGTGAATGCCAGAACGGCGAGGACGAGTGCGTCTTTGATTTCTGCGGTTGTCATTGGTCTTTCTCCATGTATGCGGCGATCACTTGCGCCGCGAGTTGCGGGACGATTGCATTTCCATAGGCGCGGAGTCTTCCCACTCTTGGGGATAGCCCATCAGCCAACAGGGGAAGGCTGGGTTTAACCCTCCGGGTCTTTCCGGTTGGACTCGTGAGCCAGTGACATTCTCCCCAAGGCCCAGCGCGTCGATGGCTTCCGTT